GGCCTCGCCGTCGTCGTCCGCTTCCGCTTCGGCTTCGGCTTCCGCGGCATCTCCGGCGTCAGCGTCGACGTCGCTTGCCGCGTCTTCCTCGGCCGGGGTGTCGCCGAGCTGCGGCAACTCGTCATCGGCAGCGTCTTCGCTCGGGGCCTCGCCCAAAGCCGGAACGGCCGGCTTGGCCGCGGCAGCCTTGGCTGGCTGCTTCTGTTCTGCAGCCGGCTTCGCCGCTGCCTGCTTGGGTGCGGCGGCTGGCTTGGCAGCCGCAACGGGCTTCGCGGCCTTCGCCGGCGCCGCCTCTCCAGCTGGCTTGGCTGGCGTAACTCCAGCCGGCGGCACCGGCGTCACAGGCGTGCCGTCAATCACGTCGGCCATGGCTCAGATCACCTTCGGCGTGTCGCCGCCGTTGTCGGTCTCGCTCCGTTCGGCCTGCTGCTCCAGCTGCCGCCGAACCTCCTGCTGCTCGTGCAGATGCTCCGTCTCCAGCAGCAGCCAGCCCTCGGGGTAGTGCCGGCGCATCTCGTGGCGCAGCATCCAGCCCACCGAACGCTTGCCGTCCACGAACGCCGTCACGTCGCTGGCGCCGCCGACCTGGTAGGGATCCTCGATCGCCGACCACACCAGCAGCAGACGTGCGAGCCGGCGACCACGCTGGTCGTCCAGCAGCCAGCGATAGTCCAGCCGGGCCTGAGCCTCGGCACTTCGCTGGTGTTCCGGTCGGGCGTTCTGCACATGCAGTATACTGCATCGAACACCAGGCGAACGCAAGGGGGATCCGTCGGTCAGTCGCTGCTGCGGGCGGGCGGCGATCCCGGCCGGCCGAAGCCGCCTTCGCTCGCCGGCGCCAGGGCTCGGCGAATCACCGACCCAGCCACATCCATCAGGCGCGACATCAGCTCGTCGGTCACCACGCCGGCGATGCTGGCCGCCAGGCTCACCGACTGCGCCTGCATGTGGCGGATGTCGGCATCGACGTTCTCGCCGGCCAGTGCGCGCAGCTGCAGCGCAGCCAGTCGCGTCGCGATCGCCTGCGCGATCTGCAGTTGCTCGGGGTTGGTGATGCGGCGCCGCAACCGTTCGTCCATGGTCGCCAACGAAGCATTCATCGGCGCACCTCACGCGTCGCGATGGCCTCGTTCCAACGATCCAGCGTTGCACGCCGGATGGCCCGTTGCTCATCCGTCAGCTGCGGGTCGGCGTCGACGTAGGCCCGATACTCCGGCGCAATTGCATCGTAGGTGGCGCGCGCCGCGGCGACGAAGGTGGGGTCCGCGCCGATGCAGCTGCTGCCGACCGCCAGGACCACCAGAAGCGGCCAATGCCGCACGATGTGTCGTGCTCTCATGATTGCCTTCCTCGTGCCAGCTTCGCCGGCAGTTCCTCGATCCGTTCTCCCATGCGCTGGATCGCAGCACCCAGCTGCGTCAGCGTCAGAGTCTGCTGCGCCAAGAGTTCGTCGCGACGCTCCTCGCGCTTGTGCGCGGACGCCGCGGCGGCGCTTTCCCGAGCCTCGAACCAGCGCAGCATCCACCAGACCAGGGCTGCGCAGTACACGGCTAGAGGCACCACGATCGCGACGATCCACCACGGAATGTCTGTGGGCATGAGCTCAACCAGTCCGCTTCCACATGTGCACCACGATCGCCGGCGGTAGCGACGACGCGGTGGCTGTCACGCCTTCGGCGACGCTGCCTGCAGGTTGCTCGAGCGTGATGCCCGTGGTCCCGCTATCGACATCAAACGTGTCGACGGAGGGCGTCTCGGACCCTTGCACGCTGACGGCGCCGCCGTTGTCCGGCGCGCTGCTGTGCGTGCTGACCGAGTGCTGATGCCCAGGATCGGTGACGATGTGGGTGTGCTGCAGGACGTCGGTGTAGGTGTGCGAGTGGGTCGCTGCGCCGACCGCCGCCTCGACGGTGCCCAGAACCGGGTCGCCGCTGACGTAGCCCACCATCACCCGACCGGCGCCAAACTCCGCCCAGGTCCCGTAGCCGAGCTCCGTAGCCGGGTCGACGCCGGTCACGTTCACGTAGACCGCGCCGATCGGGAACAGCGGCCGCACCGCAGCCAGGGCCACGGCCAGGTAGCGCTTGACCCAGCTCTCCCGCACCACCGGATCGCGAGGGTCGGGCTGCTCGTTCTCGGCTTGCTCGAACTCCATCAGCTCACCGCCATCGCTTGCGTCTCGGCGACTCCCTTGGCCAAGTCGACGCCGCTCTGGGCGGCTGCGGCCTGCGCTTGCGCGATGTCCGATTGTGCCCGCTGCATCCGCAACTGCTGCACTGCATCGGTCGACAGCATGATGCTGACCGGAGCGCCTTCGATGTCGCTGATCAGGCGAATGGCAGCGTCGACGTCGAAGTTGTCCAGCACGTGAGCGAGCTGCGGCACTTTGCCGAGCTCTCCCGCCACGGCGAAGGTGCGCACGATGGCTTCGACCACTTGCTGCCGCTGCCGGCGCGCCAGAGGCGATCGCATCTCGATGTCGACCACCTGACCTTCCATCGAAGCAGGCCGCGGCGGCAACAACCCCCTGCGATCTGCGATGTCCCACAGCCCTTCGATGTAGGGCGCCAGCAACTCGTCGTTGAGTCGCGTGAGGCCCGGCAGGAATTCGGCCAGGTCTTCGTTCCGCCGCAGATCCGCCTCGCGAGCGGTGATCTGCCGATTGATGCGCCGCAGCGACGCGACCAAGGTCGCGCCCAGCGTGTCGCGAATGTCCTGGCGCGTGCGCTCCATCTCCTCCGCCAGCTCCCGCAGCTCGAGCTCGACCCGATACAGCGGCGTAATCGTGCCCATGCCGGGCATCACCGTGGTCGCTCCGCCTGGCTGCCGCCGCACTTCATGCGCGGCCAGACCAACCGGGATCTGCAGCGACGGATCGGCCTTCTGCGCCACGGCCTGGCCGTAGCGGTAGATCATCTTGTGCAGCCGGATCAGGTGCGGCAACGCGTCGTGGCCACGTCCGTAGCCGTAGGCGCTCCCGGGGAAGTGGCCCCAGCGCCACACCAGCGCGGGGAACCGCGAGAACCCACGCACACCCAGCACCTGGTCGTAGTCGCTGCCCACTTCGTAGTAGACGCTGCGCCAGGGCAGCTCGGGCAACACGCCGTAGGGGTTGCGGCCATCGCGGTCAGGCTCGATCGCCAGCACGACCGGCACCACCGTGTCGTAGTCGCCGTCGTCCCATGCCCTTTTGCTCGACGGCGACAACCGCTCCACGCCGAACTCGTCGGCCAGCTGTCCCACCGTCAGCGTGTACTCACGGTAGATCGTGTCGACCCGACCGCGAGCATCCTCCGCGATGCAGTATTCGCCGATGCTGAAGGGTTCGAGCCGAGAGCTGTCTTCGTCGTCGTCGAGCTGCAGCACGGCCGCGGTGCCGAAGGCCACCCACTCCTTCATCGGGCCAGGCAAGGCCTGCGCGGCATTGCTCTGGTTGTGCACCGTCAGCAGCACACGCTCGGTCTCCTGCAGGTAGTAGCGAACGTCGTCGTCAGCCGCGAACTCGTTGCGCAAGTCGAGGCCGAACCACTCCGACGCCGCAGGCATGACGCCGCTGGTGATGCCCGCCGCCGAACTCTCCAACGCCAGGTGACCGACACCGTCGGCGATGTGCGCGTTGCGCTGGCCGCCGCGGCGATCGCTGTGCGGATCTTCGAGGTGGGGCAGCACCGCAGGCCACAGCTCGGTGGCGACATCCACACAGAAGTCCAGCCAGGGTTGCCGCGCATTCCGGAGCTGCGTCAGTCGCGTCTCGCAGTGTCGACGCAGGTCCTTGGTGTCGACCTGCTCGAGCTGGGTCGGCACCGGCACCGTCACACCCCCAGCAGGCCAGGCCGCCCGAGCAGCAACCGATCCAGATCCATGCTCTGCGAGCCCATCTGCGGCGACTCGCCGTCCAGCAGCACCGTCAGATCAGGCTGCTTCTGTGTGGCCTGGCGCTCCGTCTCGACCGCCGTGCGCGCCTCACTCAGCGCCATGTCTTCAGCCTTCCGCTGCGCATCCTCCTGCGCCCGGCGGCTGCGGCGAGACGCCCCGGCCTGCCTCTCGCCGGCCACCACGCCGTAGCCCAGGCCAGCCGCCGCCACCGCCAGCGCCGCGATCTCGAGTCCGTAGCCCATGACATGCACTATACTGCATGAGTGAGCGGCGGAGCGCAACCCCGATGCGCTCGAACCCCAGGTGCTCCAGCCACTGCTGCACGCGAGGTTCTCTGGTCAGTAGCCGCAGGCCGGCCGCGCCGCGCCGGCACGCCTCGAGGGCCAGCGACTGCAGCAGCCGCTGCGCCCAACGAGCCCGATGCGCTTGCGCCACGAACATCGACGCCACCAGGGCTTCCGGCGACGCATCGCCGAACAGCTCAGGCGTGATCGTCGCGCAGGCGTAGCCGACGATCTGGCCGTCCACCTCGAGCACGTGCAGCACCAGCAGCCCAGCGCTCTGCAGGACGTCCAGTAGGTCCCAGCGCACCGCCGGACCGTGGCCGGTCTCCGCCGCCGCGGCTGCCAGCAGGGCCGCCGCCGCCCGCAGTTCGGCGATCGTCGCAACACGAATCACGGCAGCCTCGCGCGCGCACGCGCGATGCGTGCACCTAACGCGGTGCATCTCGGGTTTCTTGACCTCATCTGAGGCGGCAAAACACGACATGCCCCCATCTAGCCGCCGAAGCCGAACTCGTCCCAGCTCTGCGACTGCTGCCGCCGCATCGCCGCAACGACATCTTCATGCCCCTGCCCTCGATCGCGCGCACTGGAGGCGACCGGGTAGGCGAAGGTCAGCGCGGCCGCGTCGCCCCAGTCGGTGCTGCGTCCCAGGCGCTCTTTCACCTGGTCCTTCGGCTCCAATAGCTGCTGACCCTTCAGGTTCCAGCTGGTCTCGGGCTCGATCAAGTCTTGCACCAGCTCGTCGCACTGCACGATCGATCCCCCTTCCTTCGTCCACTGCGCCAGCCGGACCATCATCTCGACGCGCTTGTTGTGGTAGCGCTGGGCATCATCTGCGGCGCCGCCGAAGAACACTGGAACCACCTGCAGCCCCATGGCTCGACACTGGTCGATCACGCCGATGCCGGGACCGCCTGCGTCGATGAACACAGCTGTGGCCCGCGAATCGCGCGCTGTCTTGACCACCTCCGCAGCCACCACGGTCGTCGACTGACCTCGCAGCACCAGCGGCCGCATCAGTAGCCGACCACGGCGCGGATAGATGACGGCGGCATCGGCCACCGTGCCCACGTCCACCCCCAGCACCAACGGCTCGAACGGGTCTTCGTCGACCTTCCGCTCGAACGCTGCCTCGATCTCCGCCAGAGACAGCAACTTGCCGACAGCTTCCTCAGGGAACTCGGCGAAGACGTTGATCTTGACCCACGGGTTGTCGCGCCCGTTCGCCTTGATCTGCTGGCGCGCCCATTCTGCGCTCACGCGCGGGGTGCGCATCGGATCGTCCGGGTCGCTAGTGACGCGTCGCACGCGCCACATGTCGCGCTGACGGGTCAGAGCCAAGTACAGCGCCCCCTTCTGGCTGGTTGTGTTGCCGCCGATCAGCACGCGGATCTGGTCGCCTGGCTGCTTCGTCGCCAAGACCGCGTCGGCCGTGGCCAGCAGCGCCTGAGGCACGCCGCCGGCTTCGTCGATGACGAATAGCACGTTGTGACCGTGCAAACCCGCCAGCGTCTGCGCCTGCGTGTGCGGATCGGCGTCCCTGCGCCAGGTGCGCGCCGAGCAGAACCAAACGAGCCGGCCCTTCTCGGTGCGCCGCACGATGCGCTCCGGCTTCATCTCGAACAGGTCCTGCAGCAACGGCGAACGGCCGTACCACTTGGCCAGCTCCTTCCACAAACCGTCCTTCAGCTGCGGCCCGCTCACGCTGGTCGCAGCCGCCTGGCAGTTCACCTGCGTCGCCAGCGACCACCAGATCGCCCAGGCCATCCAGGTCGTTTTCGCGCATCCCTTGCTCCCGGCCACCGCAACGCGGTCGGCAGCCGGCAGAGCCTCGAGCTCAGCCAACTGCCACGGGTCTGGCTCGGCCCGGAACACCTGGCGCACGAACGTGTGAGGCTCCGCCGCCCATCGTCGCACCGATTCGACGTTCGCGTTCATTCGGTCACCCGATCGCCGTGAGCATCGACGCCCGTCGCCTCCTGCAGCAGCTGGTCGAAGCCGACCTGCCCGCTGTGCTCAACACCCAGGCGGTTGCCGTAGCGCTGGGGGAACCACTTGGCCAACAGCTTCAGGCGAGCCTCGATCTTCAGCTTGCGATGCCCCAGCATGTCTTCGGTCCTCACCGTGCGCTTCGTGCCCGGCACGCGCACGCCCTCTTCGTCCTCGAGCGACACGTCCTCAACCGTCTCGATCTCGCCAGGCTCGACGGCGTTCGCGATGTCGATGATCTCGTCGGCCAGCCAATCGGCGCCGATCAAGCGAGCCTCTTCATACCGCGCAGCGAAGTCCGGATCGGCGCGCCTCCACAGGTGCACAGTGGTGAACGCCGGCATGCCATCCTGCCGGCAGAACGACCGCAGCGTTTGCCCGGTGCTGATCCACTCGATCAGCGCCGCCTCGATCGCCTCGCTGCGGATCGTGGGGCGGCCTGGACCTGGCCGCACTTCAGCGGCATGCGGAGACTGAGGCGGCACCGGGGCCACGTACGGCTTGCGTGCCCGCCGCTTGCGCGACTGCGCTCGCTGCGGCCGCTTCGTGGCCGCCGCCTTGGTCTTCGCACGCGCCTTGGCCATCAGCTGCCCTGCTGGGTGCCCTCGACTCCCTGCTGCAGACGCCGGCTGGTGCGCAGGTGCAGGTAGCGCACAGCATACTCCAGGTGCGTCAGCGCCTGCCGGTTCTCGTCGCAGGCGTACGGACCGGACTGAAACGCCTTCATCCGGTCGATGATCACTGCCAGCAGCGCCTCGTGCGTCAGGCCATTCACGCCGACCTCGGCAATGCCGCCCTGCTGAAACAGCAGCGTGGTGTGCTCGCTGGGCTTACCGTAGCGCGCGACGAATGGACACGACGGGTTGGACTCCGTGCTGAAACCGCTCACCTGATACAGGTGGTTGGCGCCGCCGTGGCTCGGGTCGTCCAGCACGTCGATACGCAGCTTCCGGTTCGCCTCGTTCACCTCGTGCGACGTGATCTGTCGTCGACTCTGCCACAGCACTTCAACTGGCTCGATCTTCGAGTACTTCGACAGAAACAAGTCTCCTGGCATCCAGCCTGCGCGGCCGTTCTCGTAGCGAACGTAGTAGTCGCCAAGCTTCGGTGCATCGCCCCTGACGTCGTCTTCGCGGACCTCCACCTGCACGCGGCCGGTCTCACCCAAGGGCCCGTCCACTCTCAGCTCCAGGCAGGTCACGCCAGGCACAGGCGCAGGCAGGATGTCCACGATCTCAGCTGCCTGCACAACCATCAGCCCGCGCCACTGCGGCAAGGTCGGCACTGCCCTCGGTTCGTTCTGCCGCTCCATTTGATAGTAGTTCTCGACCACTTGTTCGTTCGGTTCTTGCATCGCTCGCTCCTCTCTCGCTCACCGTGGACGGCCGCAGCCGGGGCAAAGCGCCGCCGACGACAGGCTGTCCGGAATCAACGTCAGCTCGACGCCGGCGTCTCGAATCGAACCCGCTGGATCGCCGACCCGAGACCTCACCTCGACCAACAGCCGGTCGTTGATCTGCAACGCATCAGCCACCCCGTCGAGACCGGCCTTCATCCGACCCTGCAGGTTGTCGCGGTCGTGTTGCATGCCTCCTGGCGGATGGAACAACAGCACCGCAACCAGCGGCTCCGCGCGAGCTGGCTGGCACCGTGTCGCTTCGAGCGTCGCCAGGCGGCACGCATGCCGGTATGCCTTCACGGCTCTCTGTCGGGATCCCCAATGCCCATGCCTGGCGTTCGGCGACAGATCCGCGGGAGGCCATGGCAGCTTGATCGTCAAAGTCTCGGCCATCAGTCGATCCGCTCCGACGGCTCAGATCGCCGCTGACGTCGGTGGGCGGCCGCCTGGGGGCATGTCGCGAAATGCACGGCGGAACTGCTGACCGCCAAGCTGCCGTTCTCCGGCCGCACAAACTGCACGCCAGCATTCACCGGTATGCGCTTGCCGGCCTGGGTCACCGCCCAATGGATCCACTGGCCACAGCTGCGACAGCGTGTCTGGCCAGCACCAATCGACCGCAGCGCGATCTTCCGTTCCGTTGTCATCGCAACAGCGCCTCGATCGCCCGGTTGACCACGACACTCATGTTCTGCTCGGCAATCGCCAACGACTCAGCTGCCGCGGCCAACAGCCGCTGCTGCTCCAGCAACGCCGGCAACTCATCCGCCGACACGTGCGTCTGCCGCGCCACCGTGTCCGCTGCGTGCCAGATCCTCCACTCGGACATGCGCGTGACCTGCGCCACCAATTGCCTCTGCTCGGAGCAAGTCGCCATGAACTCCAGTCCGAAGAACCGGCACCTCTCGCGCTCTTCGAAGTCCGTCAAAGTGCCACCCCCGGCGGCAGCCAGCCGCGCAGCTGCGCATGCGTCGCGCCACCGTTCGCCGTGTCAGCGAGCATCTGCTGCCAGATCGCCCTCGCCTTGGTGTTGTTCGGTTCGTAGCGCAGCACCACCGCGATGGCGCAGGGCAGCCAGGCCGTCGTGTAGAAGCCGCTCCGGCTGCGCTGGCCGGACAGCGCCAGCCGATCCCATTCCTCCCACCTCGTGCCGTTCTGCACCCAGCAGTCGGCCAGCACTCGCTTGGCAGCAGCCAGAGCGATGGGGTGAGCCTCGGGCACGCCACCCACGACGCGGCACGCCAGGTCGATTGCGTAGGCGGTGCCGGCCTGCTGCCACGGCATCCAGCCAGGCACGATCGGGACCGCGGCGCTGGTCTCGGTGCGCACGTCCCAGACGTCGCGGCTGCCGATCCACGGCAGGATCACCTGGCGCATGCGTGCTCGCCAATGCGCCGCGACCTGCTCGGCCAGCGGCCGTTCCTCAAGCCCGCGCCACACGTGGACGACGCTCATCGCCTCCCAGAACAGCTCGCGGGCCGAGTGCGGCCCGGTGGTGCCCCAGCCTGGCGTCAGCGTGCGCTCGATCAGGTAGCGGTGCGCCCGGTGGCGGATCAAATGCTGCAGCGCCGGTGAGCCGGTGAGGCGCGACGCCGAGGCCAGGGTGGCCCAGGTGTCATGCTCCCAGCTGATGCCGTCCCAGCCGTTGGCCTGTTCGATGGAGGGCCGTGCGATGTCCCCGCCGGCGACGCGAGGCTTGCCCAACGTGTCGCTGCCGGTGCGGTACGGGCGCCCGTAGTAGTAGAGCAGGCCGGGGTGCCGAGCCTTGCTGACGATGTCCCCGCCCACCTCGAGGTGGTGCACCACCCACCCGCCACCGCGCAGAGCGGCCAGGTATCGCACCGTCTCGGCGCCGACGCCGTCAGGTCGCAGCGCCTCGCCCCCGGGGTGGAACGCGTGGTCCTCGACCCCGCCGCCCTGGCCGCTGTCGGCCGGCGTCCAGAGCTGCGGCGATCCCCAGCTGTGCAGCTCTGACCAGCTGCGCGCCAGGTGCTGCCGCGCCCAGGCGATCGAAGAGAATCCGTCGTGGAAGCGAGGGTTGCCGTCGTGCCACAGTCGCTGCACGCCGACGGCGGTCGCCGATCGATGCGCGAAGCCGGCCAAGCCAGACCAGTCCGCAGCTCGCATGTGTCGCCACCAGACGAACGTCACGGGAAACGCCCGTGCCTGGCCGTCGGCGAAGCGAGCTCCGGCGGGAGCCAACCCAGCGCCACCAGCTGGTGCCCCCGCCACGAGCACGATCGCGTCGCCCCAGGTCAGTCGAAGGCCTTCCGGCACCCACGCCACCAGGTCGGGGATCGCAGAGTTGCTGGCCGTGAGAAGGACTTCGCCAGCGGCCCATCCAGGACTGTCGGGCCACCACGTCACCCACAGGTCCACGTGCCACATGGACGTGGGCGACGGCCGGCCCCGGAGGTGCGCCAGGTAGCCTGCACCGTCAGCGACCAGGCGCACGACCTCGAGAGGTCGGCCGGACACGGCCGCCGGGCCGCCGAAGTGACCGAGTAGGTCCTTCGGCAGCGGTTCGCGCGTCCAGGTGTCGGGCTGCGCGGCCGCCAGGTCGACAGTGCGTCGCTCGCCGGCAGCCAGCGTCACGCGAAGGTCGACCACCCGAAGATCGTCGGCGCCGGCGCGGCGGCCCACCACGTAGCGCACGTCGCCGACTTTGCCGACCTGGTGCGGCGGATAGGTGTCGATGGTCGTGCGGATCCAGCCCTCGAACGGGCCGCCGTGATTGGCCAGCCGGACCACCTGAGCTGTCGCCATCGAGGCCAACCACGCCACCATCAACAGAAGTCGCAGCATCACCCCACCCCTGCCGGCCGTGCCGGCTGCTGAAGGCCCTGCAGCACGCCAGCGACCATGTCGCCAGCCGACTGCGGTTCTTGGAATCCGTAGGCGCCGTCCCGGCGCTCCCTTGCGGCGGTTGCCCGGCCTCGGCTGCGGGCGGCGCTGTGCTCGCCGGTCTCGCGCTCCGCGTCGAGCTCGGCCCGCCACGGGCCGGCCAGGATCTTCACCAGCAGCCCGTCCGGGTCCCGAGTGCCCGCCATCCGCCTCGATCGGGCCACGCAGCGCTCGAACTCGTCGACGGTCATGCCCTGGCCGCGCAGCGCTTCGGCCAGCTGGTGCGCAAACCGCCATT